TGCTTTAAAATTTTGCAAAAGATATTTAAGCCTAAAAATAAGGGAGAAATAAAATGAGTTTCATGAATTTTAAAGCGTTATCTAATTCAATCGATTTTAACATAAATAGTATTTATGATGTGTTCGTTTATTTCGTTGATATTGCGTCCGATTGCTTAATGGAATTTCGGTTTGTCGATTGCGTTGATGCGTACGGGTTTAGGGATGTACTTTCTGATGATGTATTTTACGTTCCGGGCGCAATATGCTTAGGTTATCGGATTAATCGGTGATTGTGAAAAAGGTGTGTTGAGCATGTTTTGTGAGCATAATACTTGCGATTTTATCCGGGGTTATCCGGGGTTATGAGTACGAAGCGGTTTGAATGTGATTCGTGCGTGTCGGATTATGTGTTTACGTATTGTCGTGATATGATTGATTTGATGCGGCGGGGTGTGTGGGTGGGTGGGTGAGGTGTGATGATAGCCTATTAGCTCAGTGGTTAGAGCGGCATCCTTATAAGATGTGCGTACCGGGTTCGATTCCCGGATAGGCTACATGTATATGATTAATGATATATTAGGCCATGACGTGTTGTTCGATGCGTCATGGCTTTTTTGTGAGGTATTATGAATATTAACGATGTTGTGAGCATGATCGGTAGTATTGGTTTCCCGATCGTCGCGTGTTGTGCTATGGCGTGGTTTATCGCCACGACATTTAGAAATTTTAATGATCTTATGACGAAAAATAATGTGTTGACGGAGGAGCTTATAGGATTGTTGCAGAAGGGGGGCGATGATGAAGATACGTCTCGCGTTGCGTAGTGTAATTGCGTGTTTTTGTGTATCATTGTTGGTGCTTGCACCGTCCGCGAGCGCGGATATGCGCGGTGTTGACGTAAGCAACTGGCAGTGCAATATAGACACGGGTAAGATTAACGCGGATTTTGTCGTGGCCGGGGTCACGTGGGGTGTTGGCGGTTTTAACAATACGTGTCTGCGTAATGGTGTCAGTCAGGTTGCGGATTATCAGCTTGTGCGTGCGACGGCTACGGGTAAGAGTATAGGCGTGTATCATTATGCAATGGGCAATGATGCACGTCGCGAGGCTGATTATTTCGTCGATCATGTGACGCGGTATGTTGGCCGTGCGGTGCTCGCTCTGGACTGGGAATATGATGACAATCCCCAGTTTGGTAATGGTGCGTGGGTTGATCGTTGGGTGAAACGTGTGTACGAACGCACACGTGTTTGGCCGGTTATATATATACCAGTATCCGCGTTGCGGCAGCTTAGTACATATGTGCGTCGTCATTGCGGGGTATGGGTTGCACAGTACGCATCCAATGCCGTTACTGGTTGGCAGTCGCGCCCGTGGCGTTATGGCGCGTATGGCGAGGCCATGCGCCAGTATACGGGCAACGGGCGTGTTGCCGGTTATGCCGGTGCGATTGATCTTGATTATTTCCGGGGTGCCCGGTGGCAGTGGGACGCTTACGCGATTGGCGATCGTAAACGCCCGCTCAAGCGGCCGAATAAGCATAACGTATCTGCACCCGTGCGTACTCATACCGTTAGGGCTGGTGAGTGCTTGTGGTCTATTTTTGGGTCTGGGTGGTCGCGTGTCGCTAAGATTAATAAGATTAGTCGCCCGTATTTGATCTATCCGGGTCAGGTTTTGCGTTATTGATACATTAATATATTAAAAAAATCGGCGTGTCGCGTTTGTGCACGCCGATTTTTTGTGTAATATATTTTACGTCAACGTAAAACGTTGATAAATCAAGAAAAAGGAAATATAATGAGGAATATCAAAAAGACGCACGCCAGTAGCAAGATAACGTATATTGATCGTGACGGAACTCGGCAGTTTATTATTATTGATGGTAATATTCGCACTGCTGAGCAAGCCGTGAAAGCGCTGATGAAGTACGGTGTGTATAATGTATTGGTGGATGACATCAAGGTGACGAAAACGGTTTACGAAATGCCCCCCGAGACGTTTTTCCGCTACGCGTCACCTGTCAACGACAACGACAGCGACAGCGACAGCGACAACGATAACGAGTAACAAAAGGATACAATTATGGTACAGGAAATTGAACAGGCGAATAACACCACGAATGAGGCAATGGAAGCCATTGTGAACAACTATCGGTGCATCTGCACAATAGATGTTAGCACGTTTGACGGGAAACGCGCCATTGTCAACGCGCGAAACACTGCGCCATCGCTTGCATCGTTGGGAGATAAGCCGTTTACCGTCACGGGCGTGTACGTCACGCCGGGTATCCAATCTCAGACGGGGCAGAAATGCGTCAACGTCTATCTGTTCGCAAAGGACGGAAAGACGTATTTCAGCCAGTCCGAGGGCATTTATCGAAGTGTCTTGGACATTTTCGACATGTTCCCTGATTTCAACGCGCCGGACGGGCTCACCGTTGTCGTCAAGCAAACCACGCTCGGCGGCGGGCGTACGCTCAAATCCCTCGAAATCAAGTGAAATACGAAAAAAAGCGAAAAAAAGAACGTTGAAAACTGTATGAGGGTACCATAAAACCGTTATGGTACCCTCTTTTATTGTAGGTGGTGTATTATGCCCAGAGCCCGCAAGCAAGCCGACATCTTGACGGCGAAACGCAAACGTGTGCGACGCGCGATAAACACGATACGCAAGAGCATTACACCACGAATGCCTGAAAGTGAGCGGCATGCGCGAATGATGTACGCGCAACGGCTTGAAACAGCCCTGAAACAGACATACGTCGGGCGTGTCCAGAACAAACAATTACGGGCCGAAGCATACGCGCGGGCGATGGAGAACGCCGCAAAGCTGGCGCGTCAAGCTGAAACCGTGAAGGGTGGTGGCGGAAAACGTGGCGAACGACGACGTTCGTTTAATATTTTTCGACAGGAAATGCGCATGGCCTCCAAGGGGGTGCCCTCGGCGCTGGGTGATCTTGGTCGCGAAAAAGTCAAAATATTTTGGCGGTACACACAAAATATATGGCAACGCCCGGATGTACCGCCTGAGAAACGTTTGGAGGTCATCATGCGTGCTTATGGTGCTGACTCATTGAGTGAGTTGTTCGATACTATCATGCAACGCAACGAGCAAGCGCTGCAATATGCCGAGCGTATTCGTATGCATATCGGAGATTTAGAGGATTATACGGATGCCGACGGCGGTAGTCCGATATGGTTGATAGCGGTAACACCGGACGTAATACGATGACGGCGCGTAAAGATTTCAGGGTAGTCGCGATCTTTGACACTGAGACGACTAATATATTGCATGGTGCCGAAACACGGGCATATCCGATATTGTATATCTTTAACGATTTGCGAGATACATCGTTGGAGTCTTACGACCCTACTTCGGACGATGTACGGTTTTATCGGCGCGTTGATGAGGCACTTGCATATATCGACGATCTTATAGCGTATGGTGGCGAACATGGTTATGTACCGGTAATCGCGGCATATAATCTGATGTTTGACATGCAAACACTCATGCTGGCATTGACGAGATCGTACACGATCAGTGTAAACGCGCAGACCGCGTCAAGCGTATACACACTTGATCTATACGTTGATGACAGCGTGGTGTGTCGCTTTTGGGATACGTTTTACCTCGAAATGGGTGGGCTGCGTGCAATGGGCGAGACATGCGGCCTCCCCAAGGCCGTGGGCGACTGGGATTATTCGCTCGTACGCACGCCCGAAACGCCGTTGACCGAAGATGAATTGTTTTACGCGCGGCGTGATGTGCAGGTGATACCGCAATATCTGCAATGGTTGTTGCATGCTAATCACTGGTTGACCTCTGATATGCTTGGAAGTCGCGTGTTGACCAAGACATCTCTTGTGCGGCAGATGGCGCGTCGTGAGATAGGTGGACGGCGTGTCACGTTGCGCGACGGGAAGAAACTTACGTTGCAACGCGCGTTTGAGATGACTTGCAATCAAGAGTTTCCACGAGATTATGGGTCGTACGCATTGCGCAAGTCGTGTTTTCGCGGTGGCTTGACGTTTACGAGTGCGCAGACGGCTAATGTTGTCGTGGATAATGTCGCGTCGTTGGATGTGACTTCGATGCATCACGCGTTTATCAATGGGCGTAGGCTGCCCGTTAAGTTCACGCCGACACCGTCTGAATTGTTGCAGATTGCTTGTGAGCGCATTGCGACCGCGTCGCTTGATGACGTGTTGAGCCATTATGATGACCCTTTTCGCGTGGGCTTGCATGTCGCCGTGCGCTTTAGCCATTTGCGGCTTCGCAAGGGCACGTGTTTCGCGGCGTGGGGTATAGCGATATGCCCTCGGTCGAAATTCGTGCGCACATTGCACGCGGATACTGATTACAGTAACAACGATCGTGTGAAGACTCAGGATAACAGCATTCGCGAGCGCGGTTATGTGGACAGCGCCGTTAATCCGGTATATGCGTTCGGCAAATTGTACAGCGCGGATGAATGCGTGTTGCACGTCAACGAGGTTGAATTATGGGATGTCGCACAAGTGTATGAATATGATGGCATGCATGTATTGTATGGTGAAAGCACCACGAAAACCATAATTCCGCCGGATTATGTCACGCTGCAATCCAACATGCTTTTTGCACGCAAAACCGATGTCAAAAACCTGATTAAGGGGTACACCGAGGGAATGCCGTACGTGGGCGATATCCCCGATTCCATCCCCGAGGGTATCGCACGTGACGCGAGAACCGGCGGACTGAGTATGAAATTTTTGCGATCCTATTACGGTTCGACCGTCAAGGGGCAATTTAACGGCATATACGGCACACAGGCACAGGACGTGATGAAGGCCGATTATTGCGTGACGGAAACCGGCGACCTTGAAGTTGATCGAACCACTGTCTGCACTCCCGAGAATTTCGCGGAAAAACGTCCGAAAACACCACGCGTCCTATACACGTACGGGATGCGAATTGTAGCCGGGAGCAGAATGCACCTATTGATAGCCATGATGCTGATATACCGGCATTTCGGCGAACGCGTGACGGTCACGGGCGGCGACACGGACAGTCTTAAGATACGTTGCGATGATGACGTGAGCGATGGCGAATTGCTGAAGTGTCTGCAACCGTTGCATAATGCCATCGAAACCGCGATAGATAAGACCATGCGTCGCGTGCGTGTCACCGCGCCGGATATGGCGAGCACGTTGGAACATGTCGGCATGTTCGAGGTAGAGGACTGCGGGGGGTCATCGCGTTATGTCGAACACGTGGAATTGTGGAATAAGGCACGTGTCAGCCTCGATGTCGGGGGACGCGTACATGTGACGTGCGCGGGGCTGCCACGCCCCGCCGACGTGTATACGATCGAGGATTTTTTGCGTGACCTGATGACCAACGGCCACAGTTTCGGGGATGTCGTCAGTTTGGCGCTTGGTTATGATGTGCTTGTGGATTACGAGATATGTCACACCTTGCAACGCAATCGGCCACATGCGTGCGATCGTTATATAGGTGATGTCACGGATCATCGCGGCGAGACGGCGCATGTGGATACACCGGAGGCCGTCGGGCTGTATCCGTCCGGTCGATGGCTTGGCGAGTCCGACAAACAAGCGAATATGGAGAACATAACATATCTGCGAGCTTTGTATAATAGATATGTGAACACGATACCGCGCGAATTGGTTTTGCGGGATGGAGCACCAAGGATTGTGAGCATGGATGGCGAAATACTACTATGACAGGCTTAAATCACAGATATTGCCACGTAACGCAGACGTTAATCTTATAATAGGCGCACGTGGTTTGGGTAAAACCTACGGCGTACGCCGGTACATGCTGGAGGATTACATAAAAAACGGGTATTGCTTTGTAGAGATTACGCGATATCGTGAAGAAAACAATGATGTAGCGGCAAATTATTTTGACAGAATAATAGCAGATAATGTTTTCCCCGATTATGAGTTCCGCGTCCGCAGCAAAATCGCGGAGGCACGCCGCAACGGAGACAAGGAATGGCGGACGTGCGGTTATTTTATTCCTCTGTCGCTGCAACAGCAGAAAAAGAAAAGCACTTATGTACGCGTACGTAATATCTGCATGGATGAGATTATTATAGATACCGATGATACGTATCACCGGTATCTGAAAAACGAGTACGAACAACTCGCGAAACTTGTGGATACCGTGACGCGCGAACGCGCCGATGATATTGGATTACGTAAGCCCCGTATCTTTTTGCTGGGTAACGCTTGCGACGCGTTTAACCCGTATTTTGCACATTATGATGTGCCGTTGGAACCTGAGTACGGTCTACAATGGTTAGACGGCAAAACGTGTCTGTTTGATTATGTACAGGATGACGCATACGCGCAGTCGAAGACAAAAAACACCGTTGCCGGTCGCATGTTGCGGAATAATAGCGCCGTGACCGCAGACAATAGATTCGCGCACCATGATACTGATTTCTTGGCAAAACCACACGCACACGCCAGACTAACGTATGTCCTACGCTGGAAACGTGCCGAGTATGGCGTTAGCGTGGATTTAAGATGCGGTTACGTTTTTGTATCCGCGACATATGACAGGGGTGCGAACGTGCCATATTTTGCCGTTACGAGAGACGATAACCGACTTAATTATCTCACTGCAAACATTGCAAAGGATGCGATAAAGACGCTCACCTCGTATCATGCATTAGGATATCTGCGCTACGATACGGTGCAGACACAACACGCCATATCGGACATGCTGCATGCCTTTGGGGTAAAATAGGCGCGGCATGCAATACGAGGCTGCATGACGACGATGTTAAAACACGATCACCGGTGCCCACGGTTGACTCCGGCGGTGATATGGCCGTAATGTGGTAGACGCGCCGTCGATCGTTATGATTGGTGTCGCATGCATGCTATCATGAGTCATGCCGGTGTAATTCGCGCCGGTATGACTCTTTTTTTGCATGGGAGGAATGAAATGGACGATGAAACCGCCGAAGAGAGAACCGCCGCCGAAGACGACGGGCTCACCCCCGATGAAGCACACCGAGCGGGCGAGTTCGACGATCTGCGCGACATGCTCGCGCGTGTACTGGACAAGCTCGACGCGATGAACAAGCGCGTAGACGGTATCTATGATAATTTCACCGACTCCGTGGCGCAGATGGTCGAAAACGGGGCGACCGTCAAGGAAACGGATGACGACGTGGCGGAGGCCATCAGCGAGGCAGCAGCGGACGACTTGGAAAACCTCGATTACACACTCTAATACTATAGGAGGATGTTATGGCAGTGGATAACGCGACCATATTGGACAAGGTGCGCCTGAAGGGCACCGACGACTATCAGCAACGCATACCGAGCGCAACACAGACGGGTGTCGCGAACACCATGCGATACCTGTTCGACCCGATGAACCGCCAATATCTCAATGATTGCGTTTGGAACATGGTTAATCGTATCGGCTTAACGGTGATGGCGCAAAATGAACCGTTTAAAAACCCTCTTGATGTTTTCAAAAAAGAAAACTTGTATTGGGGTTCGACGGTACAGGAAATCGCCGTGAAATGGATTAAGGCGCACGGATACAAGGACGATGCCGAAGAGCTGTTGAAGATGCACCGACCGGAGGCCGCCGTGTGGTTCTACGAACAGAACAGGCGCGATCAGTACCCTATATCATGGACGGATGACGAACTTCGTCAGGCATTCGTGGACGATTTCGGGCTGAATCGTTTCATGGCTCAGATCATGGAAACGCCGCGCAACAGCGACAACTACGATGAAATGAACATCATGTTGGCGCTGATTCGCCATTACGAACAGGAACTCGGCTTCTACAAGGTTCATCTCGATGCCGTCCCGTCCGATGAAACGACCGCCAAGACGCTTCTCAAGGCGCTTCGTTCGACGGCTGGACGTATGCAATTCCCCTCCACCCAGTATAACGCGCTGAATGTAACCGACATTCCGGCCTACGCTAACCCGCAACAGATGGTGCTGTTGATCGAGCCTGAATATCTCGCGTCGTTGGATGTCGACGCACTGTCGTCGGTGTTTCAGCTGGATAAGGCGGATGTCCCGTATCGCATTATACAGGTTCCGTCGCTCGGTATTGCGGGCGCTGTGGCATTGCTTGTGTCGGTCGACTGGTACCAGGTGCGTGACACCGTGTACGGTACAACACAATTCTATAATCCGCAGACGTTGACCAACACAATGTATCTCAATCACTGGGGCGTTTACGGCGTAAGCCCGTTCACGCCATGCGCACTGTTCACGACCGATGCGGGCACCTCCATTAAGGTGGTCACACAGACCGTGACCGGGTTCGCGCTGACCCCGGCGACGGGTGATGTCAAGGCGGGCGACGTGGTGCAGCTCACACCGAAACTCACCGCCACCGTGGAGCCCACCGGCACCGCTATTGATATCGCGCCGAACTCCGCCACGTACGAGGTGTCGGCACACCGCGCGGGCGATACGGATACCGCCGTGGCGTTCGCGCTCGATGTCAACACGTTTGTTGACGATCAAGCACGTTTGCACGTGCAGCGCGACAAGCTGAAGGTAGGTGACATTATCACGGTGACGGGTACGGCGACATACGTCAACCCGACCGGCGAGACGACGACGCACACGGCGACTTGCACGTTTACCGTAAAATAGTGTGCAGCGTCGTAACATGCTAGTATCGGGGTACCGGGTGACACCGGCACCCCGATTTTATTTTGCGAAAAAAGAGGTATATATGAAATTTCCGCACTTGGATAATGCCACAGCGTTTCCCGGCGCTGACGTACACGTGTACGATCAGTACATCAACACATACGATTATAATATGTGGACACCGAAAACCAAGATAAAACTATGTCACGTGAAATGGCGTAACGACGGCCACGATGCCGTTAAGTTCCGCGACGATGCCGCACGTGATGCGTGGTTCGACACACTGGACGGCGAGACCGTACATCTTGACACCAGCATGTATATCGCCCGCGCCGACACGGACGGTATCAAAATACCAGTACCGTACATGACCGCTCAACGCTATAACTATATCGTGGTGGATTTTACGCCGGATATACTGCAATCACCGCTACAGCAATCGGACTGCCAGACAAGATACCACTATTACATCACGGATGTCACGGCGGAGGCACCCAATACGACCACCGTCGTACTGCAACGCGACATGTGGACGGACTACATCAATACAACCACGATAAACGGCCTGATGCTGGCTCGGGGACACGCGCCGTTGGTCGGGATGACACCCGCAAAGCTATTGGACAACCCGCGCGAAAACAGTGTCGACATGCTTGCGCCAGATGTCAATTACGGTGCTGCGAACAATCGTATCACCAATACCAAGAGCACCGTTTTGACCGGTGGCGATAAATATATATGTTTCGCGTGCGCGTTCGGCGCGATCAGGTTGGAGGAGATGGCACGCACGCGCGGTGCCGACATAGCCGCCACCGAACCCGTCTACGGAGCGAACGACGGTACCGTGTCATCATGGACGTGGGGCACCGCTGGCATAGACGTGAGCGGGTGCCGTGCGCTCGGCACGCCCTATGCGTCGCAGCGCGGACGCACCCCGAACAACTGGACTGTGTTTGCGCTACGTGCAAGCGACGTAACCGGTGAATACATTAATGATCTGTTCGCGTACTACCCGCATATCACTTCGGGCATAGGCGCGTGCTTCGTGGTGTCCGCAGACATGTGCGCTCGCGGCACCAGTGCGCCCGTCATGGTCAATGGTGTCGCATGGATGACCGTCATAGACACGGAGCGCACATTAAGCGACATCACGTTGACCCCGGAGGACTTCGATATGCCGCCTGAAGTCGCCGACGTGGCCAAACTGTACATATCGCCATACAGCGTATTGGAGATCACGGACACGTGGGGTAAGACAACCACGATCAATATCGAGGATTGCGGGCGGCTCAGCGTGCGAACGTTGGTATCCGTTGCGTATCCGCTCGTGCGACAGGTCGCGTATCTGGATGGATACGGTGCGGACGGCAGCACCACCATCGCCGTGAGCAACCTCACAGGCGAGACCATAAGCGGACATCTGCCCAATGCGGACGCGCTCGCAACGCTCATATCGTACGATATCCCCACGTATGCGCTACAAAGACGTAATATCGACGCATATCGCGGAGCGAACTACAATCGCACGATCAGACAAAACCGCGAGAACGCGATAACCGCGTACGAAAACACCGCGCAAGCAGCCAACACCGTACAAGCAAACACGCACCGCAGTAATGACACGATGCGATCGAACACAGCACGCACCAACACCGCACAAGCAACCAACACCGCGCGAAGTAACACGCTGCGCACCAACGTTAAAAATCTCAACAACGCAGCGGCTGACGACATGCTTAAGTATACCCAAACGCAAATGGATGACGACTTGACAAGCGTCAATACCAAGATACTTTCCGATGCTGTCGAGGATCAGAGCGTGGCGCAAGCGACGTTTAACGCGGGCGTGACGCAGAACGCATTATCCAATGTGTCATCTATGGTGGCGAATGCCAGTACCGCGATTGTGGGTATCGCGGCGAGCGGCGCGGCCGCAGCGGCCACGGGTGGCGCTGCCGCCCCGCTTGCCATAGGTGCGATGTCAACCCTTGCCACCACAGGCATAAACGTAGGCTTGTCCGGCTATAACTCATCGCTTGCGATCACCAATCAAAAAGAGATATTCGACGCATCGAATAATGCACTGTTCAACAAAGCGGAATTAGCCCGAACCCAGAACCGTGACGTAAAGAGTCACGCAGAATTTTTTGCAGTACAGCAAACCACCCGGCAGCAGAAACTAGCAACCGACACCACGAATGCAAACAACACGGCTAGTACGGAAATGACCGCAAACAGCGTAACCGCATCTAATGCCAACGCGGTCGCGACGACGGACACCGGCAACGCCAACGCCGACGCGACCCGTGCCCAGACGATCGGCAACGCTAAACGTAGTATGCTCACGACACGTGACAGTGCCACGAACACGTATCGTGACATGTACAATCAGCCGCCGGCACCCGTTGGCGCGTACACGGGTGACCCGTGGGCGGACGAAATGGCGCAACGGGCGTATGTCGTCAAGGTTCGCACGCAATCCAAAAGCGCACTGATACAAGCTGGTATGTATATGTTGCGATACGGCATAGCAAGCAACAAGCTCTACAACAGGCCGGATCTCACGGCGTGCAGGCATTACACGTATTGGCGGGCTGATGATGTGTGGCTCACCAACGACATCGCCCCCAACGACGCACTGGACGCGATACGTGATCGATTCGCGGCGGGTGTTACAATCTGGAATGACCCTACCGAAATAGGCGGCGATTATCTCGCCGCGAACATCAACTAGCGAAAAAAAGGTGTTATATGGGACGTAAACGCACGCATAAGTGCCCGCCGACCCGCGCGGCACTTGGTGAAAAAGGGTTGCCGGTGTGGCAGCAGTCGCAGCAACTCAACACACAGGCGTATTATATGGCTTATTCGCAGATGCTCAATATTGCACTGTCACGTTTCAAGTGGCTTAATCTGCCCAAAACGTGCAATGCATGGTTTCTGGAGTATAACCTGTTGTACTACGGATATGCCACCATCGCCTACCCGCATAGCAAGCCCGGCGTGTTTTTTTCCACGCAGGCCGTTGTCAATTCCGACTTCAACGTGTATTATCGACCCAAGAAATGGACATCCTACGGGATAAACGGTTGGCACTTCGACGTAAACAACTCCAACGGTGTCTTTATATATAGCAACAAGGCACGTACGCCATTGGTGCCGACACTTGAGTTTTTCGCGCATGAGATCGAAGACCTGTACATGACACGACGGCAGAACCGTTTCCACCAGAAAACCCCGTTCATTCTGGAGGTGCCCGCCGGTCAGCAAACGGCGGGAGTTAACGTCATCAAGCAAATATCAGGCGGAGAGATGGCCATTATGGCAACGCCCGGCTTCACCGACACCATGAAGGCGCAAGTACTCAAAACCAACGTTGAATATATCGGCATGGAATTACAGAACGATATACAAAACACCTGGAACGCTTTTTATCAGTCGCTGGGTATAAAGAACCTACCCATGAAGATGGAGCGCCAGACGGCGGATGAGATAAACGATTACGGCGAGCCCACCGATCTGCGGGCGCTGTCCGAGCTTGAGGAACGTCGCGCCGCGTGCGACATACTCAACACGCGTTTCTCACGATATCTGGATGCACCCATCGAGGTGGTGTGGAATCAGGACAACATAAGCCAAAACTATAATTACATGACCAACCTCGAAGCACTGGAGGACAACGACAATGGAGACATCTGACATGATATCGCCGTTTGTTCCGGGCGAAACCGTACCCGATTATCACGCCGTTACTACGATCACATTGGGGGAGCTGCTCGTACCCGGTGGCATTGACTGGACAACTCCGCAATGGTCATGGCGTGATGACGCATACGACGACACACAATACTCTCGGTGCTGTGCAAAAATCGAGAACCGTTATTATGACCGTGAAATAGGCGTAATGCCGCCGGGCAGATGGCGGCGGCACCTGTTGCGCCTCATCGCCGAAATAATGCCCGTACTCAAACCGCTCTACGAGCTTGCAGCCGGCAACCCCGGCATATTTATGACGGATGCCGACACGTGGCACAAGACGCGAACCGTGTTTTCGGATTTCCCCGCGACACAGCTTGCGACCGGTCAGGATTACGCAAGCAACGCCACCGACATGGAGTATGAGACCGTGACCAACGGCAATTACATGGATAAGGTCAGGGCGATACGCCAAGGTGATTACGTGGATATTGACGTGCTACTATTGGAGCACCTGAACGCATGTTTCAGCCCATTGTGGACTGTCAACATAAACAACTATTAGGAGGCAAAAAACACATGTTTCCACTGCCCTTGTACAGCGTATGGCCGTACACGCCCGTGATACCGGCGTTCTACTGGGATGCAAAAAGCACCGAGGAAATCATAAAACATCTGGCGAGCGAATACGATCACATCACAGCGTATTTCGACGAACTCACCGCCGCTATCAACAACATGAGCGCGGACATAAAAACGTTTGAAAACCGCGTAAACGCACGTGTCAGCGCGATGGAAAAAACATTAGCGGTATTGCTGGACAATCTTGAGCATGTTGGTGATAAAATGGTGATCTACGACCCTACACAAGGCACCTACGTAGACAGCAAGATAGCCATGCGCAACATGTATCGCGAACTCGCGGTGTTCGGCGCACGTGTCAATCAGGTCGCCACCAAGACGGTGGGCGACATGGCAAAACACCGCACCGACGAAACCGCCGCAATCGGAAACCTCACAATATTCAACGACGCGACACCGCGCGTGACCGACCCGCAAACCGGCGACCCCTACCCACCCATACAATAAAGGAGAGACACCATGTCCACCACACCATTCATTCAACTGCCACTATACGACACCGGATCAGTGGCAGACCTACGCGACGCATACAACCGCAGCATGCTGCTCGTAGATAAAAAACTGCACCAGCTCGATATACAAATACAAATACATCACGCAACCGACACCCGCAAGGAGGCCTAAACATGGCAAGCACGACCGATAATTTCAATCTCGATCTATACGACACCGGCGACCCCGCCGCGTTGACCGACCAATACAACAGCGCAATACGCACGATCGACGATACACTTCTGACAATCAGCGACAACGCCACCACCGCACTCAACAGCGCCACCACCGCACTCAACAGCGCCAAACAAGCGTTGACGGAAACGCAAACCATAAACAACAATCTCACAGCGCTGGGCGTAACCGACAGCAACACCGCAAGTGCCCTTAAAAACAAAATAGACACCACCGCAAGCGATCTGGCCGTTACAGCCGCAAAAGCGAATAACGCACTTGACCGCTTCGACGCGATCGACTGGGATACCGATGAAAAAGCGCAAAACTGGACAAACAACATCAATCAAACACTAGCCGCGCTTAACGCAAGTAACCCGACGGACGCGAAAAAACTACTACACAACATCTATGACGCAAGCACCGGCGATATATCCACAGTTACAGGCATGACCATACAAACACGGTTCATCACACATGATTACGGCGTACAGTCAACTCTTAAACATGGTGACACCGTGTATTTCGGCTGCAATAACATTACCTCCGAAGACGGACAACCAAAGATAGTAATCGTTGATATGGGCAGCAACGCGATAACCACCGACAAAACAATCAATGCCGGTCACTTCAACGATATGGCATACATCGACGCAACCCCCAGCACGCCTATATGGGTTGCGCCCATCACGTTAGACGGGTCAACCGACTATAACGGTATACTGGCGTATGATAACAATTTCAACACCAGCGTCAACATACCCATACCGCTACACGGCATAGGCGGTATCACCAAAGACCCGATCACCAACAAAGTATATTGCATATGTCGCAACAACACGAACATCTACGAAATAAACATGACCGACTACAGCACCACTATCGTAGGCACCCGCCCAATGGGCACGGACTACATGGGACAGGGTATCAGCGCATACAACAACAAAATCTTCGGCTACACAACACGCATGTTCGCATACCTCTACGACATACGCACCAAAACACTGCAATGGTACAATTGTATGGCCACCGATCTACTCATGTCGAGACGAATAGGGGAATACGAGAGCGGCGAATTCGATAACGAAGGCAATCTATGGGCATGCGCCCGTTCGATCTGCAATGAGGACGCGACATCATATCTCAATTGGGGCGGTTGGATATCGTCTGCAAGTAACGCAACCCCTCACACAATCGGCGGACACACAGCAAAAATCACACAAACAATCAACATCGAAGATGCATCACTTAAACCCCGATACACCACAATAAACCAGATATGCAGCCTATTTGAAGTCAGTACAATGATAATCAAACCGAACGCAATAATAGTTAGCACCACATTAGACGATTCAATACACGGCGACCTACGACTATCTGGATATCTAATAATCACCGGCAATTACACATGTAAAAAACTAAAACCAGTCGGTTACGGAGGTCTCCGAGTACCCGGCACGGGGCATATAACCATTACCAATAGCGGCACCCAGATAGAATGTTCAGACCGATGTGCGTCATATACGTACATGGTCACGCCATCACTAGAACCAAACGACATAGTTCAATACAGGAACGGCGGGTGTGTACTACACCTAATAGCATGCGGCAACACACGCGGCATACAAATATCCGATACCGTAATCGAACCCGATACCAACAAAATATATTTCGGCTCTACTAAGGTGGTTGGATAACAATATAGCCCGGTAATATTACCGGGCTATATTTTTATTTCAGATCGTAAATTCCACGCCATAGTCTGCGTAATGCTGTTCAAGATACGCATTGAAGAAACGCTGATCGGAACACGGGCTAAGTTCTTCATGAAGCTCTTCACGAATATCATCATCCATAAGAGCAACCGCCGCATCAAAATCAACTTCACGCCCGTCCCAGTCAACAACCTTGCTCATTTTTTCTGCTCCTTTTTTTATGTCGTTTTTTCTGACACTCCCAATAATACCACACCACAAACACGACACGCCGAAACACGACAATTC